CTCATTCGCAGAATTAATTCCGCGTTTGATTTTGACTTTTAAAATTCAAAGGTGTGAAATGGCCGAAATAACGATCAAAACCGTTAAACTTTCCCAGACCAAGCTGAATCCTGACAATCCCCGCCGGATTTCCAATACTGGCATGGATCGACTCGTCAAATCCCTCCAGGACTTCCCCGAAATGATGAAACTTCGTGAGATCGTTGTTGACGAGACCATGACCGTCCTCGGCGGGAATATGCGCCTTCTCGCTCTTCGGAAGATCGGGGCGAAGGAAGCAATGGCCAAGATCGTGAAGGGGCTGACCCCGGCACAGAAACGGGAATTTATCATCAAAGATAACGGGGGTTTTGGAGAGTGGGACTTTGATTTACTGGCAAATAACTGGTCTGACCTGCCCCTTGCCGACTTCGGGGTTGATTTACCGGAGGATTGGCTAAAAGACGTAGGAGTTGAGGGTACCGCCGCCGCCGAGCCGCAGATTGACCGGGCCGAGGAGCTGAACCGCACGTGGCGCGTTAAAACGGGCGACGTTTGGCTTATAGGCGATCATCGGCTTATGTGCGGGGACTCGACCCGAAAAGAGGACGTGGAGGCCCTTATGGGCGGAGAAAGGGCAAATTTGGTCTGGACGGATCCTCCGTATGGCGTGAAATATGGAGAAAAGATGGAAGCAACGAACCCGATAATGCATCGGGTTCGTTCTATTAAAAACGATAACTTACAAGCCAGTGAAATGATAGACTTAATTCGTGGGGCCTATAGATTGGCCGCCGAATATTCTGTTAAGGGTGGCGCGATTTATGCGGCGGCGGCGGGTGATATGCTGAAAGTGGCCATTGATGCCTTTGAGGGTTCAGGGTTCACATTTAAGTGGCAACTGGTATGGATAAAAGATCAACTTGTTTTATCGCGGGCGGATTATCATTTCCGGCATGAAAATATTCTCTATGGATGGAAAGAGGACGGGGCGCATTATTTTATAGACGACAGAAAGCAAGACTCTGTCTTTGAGTATCCAAGACCCAAGAAAAGCGACGAGCATCCAATGATGAAACCAATTGAATTAGTTATGTCTATGGTAAAAAACTCAAGCAAAGCAAAAGATATTGTCTACGATCCCTTTAGTGGTTCGGGCTGCACAATAATATCGTGTCAGAATTTAAACAGAACTTGTCGTTGCATTGAATTATCTCCCGCCTACTGCGCCGTAATCCTCCAGCGCATGGCCGATGCCTTTCCCGGTATTGAAATCAGGAGGGCAGAGTAGTGTCTCGAGGCGGTTATCGACCAGGAGCAGGCCGTAAAAAGGGACAGAAGGACAGCAAGCCCCGGAAGGGCACCCCGGCCCATGCAGAGGCGGAGAAAATCCGGCAGATGCTGGCCATGGGGATCAAGGCGAAGGCGCGATTTTATCAGGAGTTCCTTGTCCGTGTAAGTAAGGGCGAGAAATTGAGTCTTGCCGAGAAAAAAATGATGAATCAACTGGCTACTGAACTGTCGGCTGAGACCGAGGGGAAAAAGCCGGAAGCGCCCCCTGAAAACATTTCTCCCCTGACCTACATGCTGCAGGTCCTGAACGATCCGAAGGCTGATCTGGAACTCAGAGCGAGGATGGCCATTGCCGCGGCTCCCTTCGTTCATCCCCGCAAGGGAGAGGGTGCAGGGAAAAAGAACGAGAAGGCCGACCGGGCCGAAAGGGCCGGCAGCGGGAAGTTTGCGCCAAGCAAGCCGCCGCTGAAGTTGGTGGGGAGAGAAGTAAAATGAAAAAAGAAACGGTGACACTTGGGCGCTTGCGCGAACTACTTAACTATAACCCCGAAACGGGGATTTTCACGTGGAATGTCAAAAAAAGGCGTGCTTCCGCAGGAGAAAGAGCGGGAAGCAATAGTACAATCGGATATAGGCAAATAGGGATTGATGGCCGCGATTATTTTGAGCACAGACTTGCGTGGCTTTATGTTTATGGAGAGTGGCCTGAATTTGAAATTGACCATAGAAATGGTGTCCGCAGTGATAATAGAATTTTAAATCTTAGACAGGCGACAAAAGCACAGAATGGCCAAAACCAAAAACCAAGAAGTACAAACACCAGTGGAATTGCTGGAGTATCATGGAGCAAACGTCGCTCAAAATGGGTGGCCTATATTATGGTGAACAATAAGCATAGGCACCTCGGACTTTTTGACGACATTCAAAAGGCCGAAGAGGCTTATCTCAATGCAAAACAAGAACTGCATTCTTTTCAACCTACTCCAAGAGCGGCGACACAATGACAGGACACAGAACCTCATGTCTGGATTGGGAAAGGCGGATTATTTCCGGTGAATCTCTGATCCCTCCTCCGATATTTTCAGTGGAGGCAGACAAGGGGCTTGCTATTTTCAAAGAACTCAGGCTTGTCGATGTCCTTAACAGGCCCACCTATGGGGAAATAGGGAGGCAATGGGTTTTTGACTTTGTGGCATCTGTTTTTGGTTCTTATGACTCCGAGAACGGGAGGCGATTGATACAGGAATACTTTCTCCTTATCAGCAAGAAAAACTCTAAGAGTTCCACCGCAGCGGGAATCATGCTCACAGCACTAATTTTGAATTGGAGAGACTCCGCTGAGTTTGTCATTATTGCGCCGACTGTTGAAATAGCCTCGAATTCATTCATCCCCGCAAGGGACATGGTCATGGCCGATGAAGAACTTTCCGATTTGTTCTTAGTGCAGCAGCATTACAGATCAATAACCCACCGGAACACAGGGGCAACACTCAAAGTCATTGCAGCCGACAATGAGACCGTGGGAGGCAAAAAAGCTACCGGAATTCTTTTAGATGAGGCTTGGCTTATGGGCAAGCGCCCGAACGCCGAGAATATGCTCCGGGAGGCCTGTGGAGGACTCGCTTCCAGGCCCGAGGGGTTTGTCATTTGGCTGTCAACGCAATCAGACGAGGCCCCTGCAGGCGTATTCAAACAGAAGCTGGATTATGCCCGCGGGGTCAGGGACGGCAAGATTGACGATAATAAATTTCTCCCCGTGATCTATGAATTCCCCGACTCTATCCTGAAAGAAAAAAAGCACCTTGACCCGAAATACTTTTACGTCACGAACCCGAACCTGGGGGCCTCAGTTGACGAGGAGTTTATCCTCCGGGAGTTCAAAAAGGCGGAAAACGACGGCGACGTTTCCATGCAGGGCTTCCTGGCAAAGCACCTCAACGTCGAGATGGGGCTCGCTCTCCGCTCCCAACGATGGGCCGGCGCCGACTTCTGGGAGGAAGCGTCCGCTGTTGCTTTCAAGGTGACTCTCGAGTACCTCCTTGAGCATTCAGAAGTGATCGTGATCGGCATTGACGGCGGCGGCCTTGACGATCTTCTCGGTTTTGCCGCAGTCGGGAGGGAAATAGATACTGGACGTTGGTTATTGTTCACCCGGGCATGGTGCAATCCCATCGCACTGGAACGTCGGAAATCAGAGGCGGCCCGGTATCGTGACTTTGAGCGCGATGGGGATCTGATCATCGTTTCCGAGATCGGCCAGGATATCAAACAGGCGGGCGATATCGTCAGGAAGTGCGAGGCGGCAGGTCTCCTTGACCGGATCGGCGTGGACCAGGTGGGAATCGGCGCGATAGTCGATGAACTTGAGGCCGGAGACGAAAAGGGGGAATGCGCGATCGAGCATGAACGGATAGTCGGAATCCCCCAGGGTTGGCGTCTCTCCGGGGCCATCAAGACCACGGAGCGCAAAGTTGCCGAGAAAACCCTGATTCACGGCGGGCAGCCGCTTATGGCGTGGTGTGTCGGAAATGCACGAGTGGAGCCGAGAGGAAACGCGATCCTGATCACGAAGCAGGCGAGCGGAACCGGGAAGATTGACCCATTGATGGCTGTTTTTGACGCCGTTGCTCTCATGGCGATGAACCCAGAGGCGCGGCAGGTGAAGTCAGTCTATGAGGGATTGAGTAAGGAGCAAATGATTGCGCGGATGACCGGAAAGGACGTCCAGCAAGCGGAAAAGGAGGCATGATGGAAACAACATTCACAACAGAAGATCGGCAGGTTGACGGCAAGGCGATGAGGTATGTCGTTATCTCGCAGGGCGGTTGCTCCGTTCGCCTCTCAGAAGCGGACATAGGATTCGCCGCCGATTTATTGAAGACACCGACCAGCACAACATTTTGTAAGGAGACCCCATGACACCCGAAGAAAAGGCCGAGCTTTTTAATTTTATAAAGGCTACGGGAAATTATTCTTTTCTCCCCGGAGGAATCCATACATATCCCGGAAGAGACGAAGAGAATCAAAAATTATTTGACGCCTGCCTTGAACTGGAAAGGGACGGCCTAATTTATCGCACCATCGATGACCCGGGGCATGTGTATTTCTCGGCGAAAGATGAATTAATCATCATAATCCCATGTATTTTTTGTGGGGGCCAAATTCGTGCAAACCCACGAATAGGAGAAAATGAACCAGGAAGGCGAGACAGAGCTAAAAGGCTTCTTTTGGCACACCAGCAGATATGCAAGGGCTAAAGGAGATCGCATGACCACTCTTCCCGAGAAAGAACTGCTCCGACCTGATGAAAAGGAGAAATCATGAACGATAAATCAATTCAGGCCTTGATCGAGGCACAAGTAAAAAACTACATGGATAAATATCTTGAAGCGAATATTCGTAAAAATATTAACGAGAGAATAAACGCAACACTAAGTCATGGAGGGTATTATAAAAAAATCATCCACTCTATCGAGGAAACCACCGATAATATATTTAACGGGAAGTTGGATCGTTTTTTAATGAGAACCATAAAGAAATATCTTCCACCGAGGATAATTTACGTTCACGAACACCATCAAATCCCGCCGCAATTAATTCCCTTTGCCGTCACGGAGTGTTTTTTAACTACAACAAATCCCTGTATTTATTTTCTTTGTAGGGAAGACAGGATCGTTTACATCGGGCAATCTATAAATCTCATGATGAGGCTCGGGAACCACACCCAAAACAAAAATTTTGACAGAGTCTTTTATTTCGAGGTCGCTCGGGGCGAACTAAACAGCGTAGAGGCCGCCCTGATTGAATATTATGATCCCGAATACAACAGGACGGCAAATCAGAACGAAACCAGAACACTCAACGAGAGGCAAAGGAGATGACCGATATCCTGACCGGCTGGAAAGAAATATCATCATATCTAAAGGTGAGCGAAAAGACGGCCCTCCGATATCACAAACACAGGGGTCTCCCGGTCAAGAGAGACCCTGCCGGCCATCCCGTTTTAAAGAAGAAATCAGCCGATGAATGGCGGTTAAAACCACAAGCCGCTTGAATGTCCGCTTTTGTCCCTATTTTGTCCCTATTTTGTCACCTACCATATTTTAAAACCCCCTGAAATAATAATCCCAACTCATCTCCCTCCTTTCTCTGGCCCGGCTCCGCTCTACGCGCAAGGGCGGGGCCGACGCAAACATGCCCGCAAGGGTTGAATCATACCCCGCCGCTCCCTTGTGGAGCCGAGGCAAGCCGCCATCTGTAGATCGAGGCGGGATAAAGCCCGTCAAACAAATATGGCGGCTTAGAACTTTACCCCGAAAGGGTCAGCATATTGGGCGGTGTCTTTAAAAAGATTCTCACAGCTATCGACATCCGGGACGTTTTGCTTTTCGGCGGACTGGCGATGCTCGGTTATGGGCTTCACCTTTATGCACCATGGATGGGGTTCGCAGTTCCGGGTGCGATCCTGACCGCGCTCGGGCTCTTTGTTTGGATCATAGGGCTTTTCATCAAGAGACCTTCATAAATGGGCATTCTCGCATCACTGGAAAAACGCATGGCGGCGGCAACAGGCGGACTTGCTGATAGCTGGTATCAACCGGGTGGCTTCTTTTACGGCGGATCGGGGATAAAAACGAAGTCAGGCACCCCGGTCTCTGAAATGAACGCCATGCGCCTGGCCGTTGTCTGGTGCTGCATTAAAATTCTCTCTGAAGACTCCGCCTCGCTCCCCCTGCACCTTTACCGGCGATTGAAGGGCGGCGGCAAGGAAAGGGCAACAGATCACCCGCTTTATTCTCTTCTTCACGATTCGCCGAACCCGGAAATGACAGCCTTCACGTTCCGAGAGGCTTATAAGGCCCACCTCCTATCCTGGGGAAATGCTTATGCCGAAAAAGAATTTGGGCGCGGGTCTGTCGGGCGGTCCCGCGCCGTTGCGTTTTGGCCTATCACTCCGAACCGCGTGACTGTGAAGCGGAATAAGGGTGAGATTCAAAAAATCCCCATTCGGCAAGTCTATTATCACGTCAGTATGGCCGGGACCGGCCTTCCTGATGTGGATTTACCCCGCGAGAGCGTCTTGCACACCCCGGGCCTGTCATTCAACGGGCTGACCGGATATTCGCCGATTGGTGCAGCCCGGGAAGCCATAGGCCTGGGAAAGACGCTGGAAGAATTTGGAGCTTCCTATTTTCAAAACGGGATTCGTCCGTCATTTGTCGTTTCGGTAAAGGGTCCGCTCAAGGACCCGAAGGCCCGTAGGGAGGCCATAGAAACCGTTTACGGTGGCCTTGGAAACGCCCACAGAGTTCTTTTGCTGGAAGAGGCCGAGAAGGTTGAAAAGCTCGGCATACCGAACGATGAAGCACAGTTTTTAGAGAGTCGGAAATTTCAAAACGTCGATATTGGCTCCCGGATTTACCGCCTCCCGCCTCAGATGTACGGAGAATATGACAAGTCCAGCACCTATGCCAGCGCGGAGCAATTCAGCCTCGATTACGTCGTCAAAACCCTTCGACCCTGGCTGGTAAGACTTGAACAGGCCTTCAATATGCAGCTCCTGACAGAACAAGAACGCGGAGAATACTTTTTTGAACATCTCATTGACGGCCTCATGCGCGGAGATGCCTCTGCTCGGTCTGAATATTACACAAAAATGTTCGCCATAGGCGGGATCACAGTCAACGAGATCAATGAACTTGAGAACAGGAACCCCATCGGGCCGGATGGAGACAAGCGATTTGTTCCCCTGAACATGATCCCGCTCGAAGATGCCGGGAAAGAGCAGGAACCGGCCCCAGTCGCCCAAAATAACCGCTCAATTTACCGTTCCCGCCTCGAATCCGCTTATATCCGCCTGTTCACGGACTCCATTGGCCGCGTGACCCGCAAAGAGGCTCAGCGCGTGAACTGGATCAGGAAAAATCAGTCCAGCAACGGCGCATTGGCCGAATTCTATCGGGATTTCCCCGAATACATCAAAAAGCAGGCTTCCCCGGTATTTTTGAGCTTCGCAGAGGCCCTTACAGGCATGGAAACCGAGTTAAACGGCCTCAAATATGACGATTTTAAGGCCGAAACGGAGCGTTTTGTGTCTGTTTTTTGCTCCAATTTCGCCGCTGATTACGTCGAAACCTCGCAAAATCTTGAGCCTCAGAGCGGGGAATGGACGGAGCGGGAAGCCGCACCGATAGCGGAAGCGCAGACAAAGAAACTGGCAGATGCCTTTATCGGGCACTTGCAGACCCTGACGGGAGTGAAATCGTGAAGAAGCAATACGAAAAAGCCATCCCGCCGAAGAAATACGAGACGCGGGAAGGCGATGACAAAAGGAAAAAGAGCGATGAAAGAAAAACGAAAAGCAAATGAGGTCCGGTCCATCACTTCGGAAGGCGACAACCTGAAAAAGATCGTTGGCTATGCCGCTGTCTTCGATAAGCCCTCCGAGGATATGGGCTTCATCGAGTACGTCCGCAAAGGTGCCTTCAAAAAAGCCCTGAAACGCTCTGATGCCCGCGCCCTCTTCAACCACGATACAGACACGCTTCCCCTTGGCCGGCAGAGCGCCGGGACCCTCAAGCTGGAAGAGGACGATACCGGTCTTTATTATGAGATCACCCCGCCGGACACCCAAGGAGCGCGGGACCTCATGACCTCCATCGACCGTGGTGACATCAAAGAGGCCTCTTATGGCTTCACCGTCGCCGTCGATGAGTGGGACTACTCGGATAAAAAAATCGTGAAGCGAACCATCATCGAGGTTGAACAAGTATTCGATATTTCCCCCGTCGTCTTTGCGGCGTTCAACGACACGACCGTCGCACTCAGGAAGATGGAAGAACACAGAAAAACCTCCGCTCCCTTGAGCGGCGATACGGGCACGGCTGATCCCTTGATCGGGCTGGGGCTCCTGAAGGAAGAGGACGAACTTTTCAGACAAATCAACGGACTTTAGGAGGTACACACCATGAATAAGTTTCAGAAGAGAATGGATGCAGCTTTCAAGAAAATGGAGGCCATCCGCAAAAAGGCCGAGGAAGAGAATCGCGCCTTGACCGCCGAGGAACTTCAGGAGCGGGCGAATCTGAAAGCCGAGATCGAAGCGGCTCAAAAGGAATGGGACGATTTCAGGGCCGAGGAAGAGCTCCGTGGCAGGCTCTACGGCGAAGGTGGGGGCGGTGCCCTGACCGTGGAAGGAAGCGCCCCGATCACGGCCCCCGACGCTCCGGTATATCGCGGGTCTCCGGCGACCCAGCTTGGAATGCAGCTCTCAGACATCCGGACGCTGTCCAAGACGGACAGTTTCAGCCCGGCGGAAGTACGGGCGGCCCGCTCCCGCATGGAGCAGACCCAGAAGCGCAACGAAGAAAAACGCCAGGAGAAGGCAAAAAAGGAAGAGCGTGCGGCGGCTACCGGTGGTCATACGGTTGCAGTTTCCTCGGATGGCGGTCTTTTCCTCCAGGGTGAGACAGCCGTTGACCTCGTGACGAACGGTTTCAATAATTCCGAGATTATCCCCCGGACGTCAGGCCGCACGCTTGATGCCGGGACTCAGTTCGTCAAGATTTACGGCATCGATGAGACTTCCCGCGTGACCGGCTCCCGCGGCGGCGGTGTCCGCGTCTATACCAACAAGGAACTCGGGGAGTTCACGGCCAGCAAAACCAAGTTCAAGGAAATCCGGATTGAACCAACGAAGCTGACGGGTCTCTATTACGCCAGCGGAGAGGTGATCCGCAACGTGACCTTCCTCGGACAGGAAATGCGGCAACTCTTCGGCGAGGAATTTGCGTTCAAGTGCCAGGACCTTTCGATTCGTGGGACCGGAGCCGGAGAAGCTCTCGGTATCCTCAATTCCGGTTGTCTCGTGTCTGTTGCCAAAGAGACCGGGCAGACCGCAAAAACCGTTCTCATGAAAAACCTGTCCAAGATGTGGGCGCGTTACAGGGGGATGACCCGGAATGCCGCGTGGTTCATCAACCGCGATGTGACCCCCGAACTGGATCAGCTTTCGATTACGGCAGGCACTGCGGCCCTGGAACCCCGGTTTGTGACCTACGACGCACAAGGGACCCTTCGGATCAAGGGGGCCCCGGTCATTGAAATTGAGCAGTGCGAAACCGCGGGAACAGTCGGCGATATCATCCTCGCCGACTGGAGTCAGTACGTCACGGCCAACAAAGGCGACATCGATGAGGCCATGAGCATCCACGTCGAATTCATCTATGATCAGGAGACCTATCGCTTCCTGTTCTACTTCGACGGGCAGCCCCGCTGGTCTTCGGCGATCACCCCTTACAAGGGATCGAACACGATTTCCCCGTTCGTGGCCCTGGCAACGAGATCCTAATCATAATGGCCGGGGTTACGGCCCCGGCAGAAAATAGGAGGAACGAACCATGCAGCATCAAGGAAAAGATTTTACCGTCATCCCCCTCATTTGGGCGGATAGTCACGACGGAGCGGTTGCTTCGGATATTTTCAGCATGAAAAACTACGGTCACGCCGACATCTATCTGATGATCGGAGAACTTGTCGGCCAGGCTGCGGCTGTGACCCTTCACAAGGGAACGAGCGTATCCAGCGCGGCAACGGCCTGTGCCTTTACGCGTTATCTTAGCACGGGGTTTCGGCTGAAATACGACGGGGCGTCCGTGGACACTCCGGCAGCGGCCGGAGAGACCGTAACGGGAGCCGGGGGCGGTATCGGTTACGTTTACCAGGACCTTGGCGGAAAGCTCGTATGCTATGCCTTCAACGGAACAAACTTTGTTGACAACGAGGTTCTGACCTTCTCCGGCGGAAAGACAGCCGTTGCCGACGGCATTCAGTACGATGAGGATATTTTAGTCCCTCGAACGGCCTCCAGCAACACCTTCGATATCTCCGCCGTAACGAGCAAAATGTACTGCATCCCGATTGACGCGGCGGACCTCGGAGATGGCTACGATTGCCTTGAGCTGAACGTGGCCGATGCAAACGCGACCTACTGGGCAGCCTGGGCGGTCCTCAGCGAACCCCGCTACATGGCCGAGATCCCCGAGACGGCGATTTACGATTAACCTTGTCGGGGCGGGGTGTCGGCCTCGCCCCTTCAAAAGGAGGAAACCATGAAAAGACTTCTCTCGGTCGCCGTCATCCTGGTGATGCTTTTTATCCCCATCATCGCGGCGGCGGAATTGAATAACGTTACGGCGGAGGGGCAGAACGGGACCCTTGTCTTCAAGGATACCTCCGGGAACATCATCTGTGCGTGGGATCCCGCAAACAGAAAGATGTATTTCCCTTCCGGGTCGGCCCTCGATGTTGAATCCGGCGGCTATTTTAAGATCGCGGGGACATCCGTTACCGCGACGGCTGCGGAGTTGAACAAGCTCGCCTCGATCGGGGCCGGTGATGTCATCACGACCATTAACACCAAGACGTTGACGAACAAGACGATCACTGATCCGAATTTCACGCTCGGCGTCACGACGAAATATCTGGGCAAACATGAGGCCTGGACCGCATCGGACAGCGAGGCGGCAACGACGATCATTATCGTCTCATCCGGGAGTGAGGGCGGAACTGCAAGCATCATATTCCCGGCGACCTCCGGCAAGTTTTATGTCGTCAGGCTCGAAGGCGGAGCGCCGCAGTTGGCCTCAGTGACCATCAAGGCGGCGGGAAAGACAGGCGTTCAGATCGCTCTCAACAAGACGGCCATCGTCTATTATGACCCGGTCAAGGCCGACTATGTGCGGGTGACGGCGGACGCAACAAACTATTAATTAACGACCGGCCCGGGCGGGATCTTCCGTCCGGGCCTGGGGCGGAAATGATCGACATTAAAGACAGAGTGACAGCGTCCCTGATCGTCATCGTTCCCCTGTTCATTCTATGGGCCGATGTCATACAGGCGCATCTCTTCAATCTCTATTTGGGGGCCTTCCTCTGCCTGGCCCTTTCGTTCGCCGTGAAAAAAAATGATGCAGGCCCGCCGAATCCCTATCTGACCATTTTTCTTCTCTATACTGCGGCATGGTTCGCTTTTTGGCTCTCCTCGCACTATGCGGGGCGGAAAAGCACTTACATCGTTCTTGTCGGTCTGGATGCCGTCCTTATCCTTACGGCGGCTGCGATCATCTACAGGGAAATTGCCGATAGCCGGGCACCGAATGAATTTTGGTTCAATCATATTCGCATCGCCGTCCTGATTCAGGCTTGCATGGCCATCTGTCAATATTGGTGGTTCAACCCCGTAGAGTCCGTCCTGAGTCTCGTGACAAAGGTCGCTTACAGCACCTGGGGCGATGCCCATACGCCGGCCGGCAGTCTTGGAAACGCGAATTTCTTAGGGGCCTTCATCGCCGTACCGTTGCCCCTGTTCTTTCATCGGACTGGATTTAAATCATTCAATGTTGATTTCTCGCATATTCTCAGGCGGCTTTCTTACAGGCACGGAATTAAAATAAAAATTTACTATCCTCTTTTCGGATGGTGTTACTTTGCGCCTCTCGTCGCCTATGCTCTATATCTCTCTCATTGCCGGACTGCCATCATCGGCGTCCTGGCCGTCGTTACCTTCTGGGCGATCCGTTACGGCCAAAGATATTTTGAGAAAAGACGCAATCGCATAATTTACGGAAGCGCCATCGTTGCGGCCTTCATCGCAGCCGCCTATTGGTTCGTCTCCCGCAATCTTCTTTCTTTCATTGACCGTTACCATGAGTTTTGGCGTGGTCCGCTCAATCACTGGATCAGTGCGCGTCTTGATTTCATAATTACTCATCCGGTCCAGGAGTGGTTTATTCCGAGCGAAAAACTCCCCAACTTCGATTGGTACGTCTTCATCTTCGGCGTCGGGCCTGGAGTCTCTTTCCGGGCGAACAATTTTTTGCATAGCGAGATTGTTCCGATGCTGCAAAATTACGGCACCATCGGCCTCCTGATCGCCGGGGCTTTTATCGTCGCGATAACACGGCAGGCATGGCGGGCGGGCGCGATCCTGTTTTCATCGCTCGCCATCATCCTTATTGACGCGCTCGGGAACCATGTTCTGCACATCCCGGCCACGGCGCTCATGTGCATATTCATTTTCGCTCTCATAGCAAAATCGACAGCAGAAATACCGGCTTTAAAATTTGCAACATCAGAAACGCAGGGCGGTCTGGAGGAAGCCCTGCGCCGGAGGTAAAACAATGGCAATCGCAGTCACGAACCCACAGCCGGGAAAGGCTGGATTTATTCTCAATGCAACATCCGCCGATGCCTCCGGAGGCGAGACATTAAAGGCGGCGGTTTCCGGGAAATCCATCATTGTTGATCATCTGACGATTAATAATGGGGCGGGGGCGCAAAGCATCACCATCGGTGAGGGCATAACAGGCGCCGGAGTTACAACGGCGCTCATCGGCCCCATCGCAATGGCGGCTAATACATCGCTTCAATTTAATTTCCCCGATGGGATGATATTGACTGCCGGGACCTCGTTGACTGTTGATTCTGACGGAGCAACGGCCCTTTGTATCTTCGCATGGGGACGTGTCGAATGAAAGGGTAATGGCCATGGCTGACATCAATGACGTTCTGATTGCGGTGAATCAGGGATTTTCTGAACTGCATACGAAATTCGATAGAAAATTTGACGATTTCCACAAGGAGTTCAATGCCCATCAAACAACCTGCATCCAGAGATTCACTGTCATTGAGCGGGATCAGGATATCAGAAAGGCCCTCAACGGAAAGAAAAAAGAGGACGATGAAAGAAAAATTGACCCATGGAAATACATCATCCGGGGAGCGGCGACCCTGGGCGGTGGAGTGGCCGTAACATGGATAATCATGATGATCGCACAGCATTGGGATGTTGTGATCAAGGCCCTTTTCAGGTGAGAGAATGAACGCAAACCGAAAAGCATTTCTTGACGCGATCGCCTTTTCCGAGGGCACCGCTCACCTCGGCGACAATGGTTACGACGTCCTTGTCGGCGGAACGCTCTTTGATGGCTATGCAGACCATCCCCGGAAGCTGGTCGATCTTGGTCATGGCCTGAAATCCACGGCGGCGGGGCGTTATCAGTTGCTCGCACGATATTTCGATTATTACAAGAAGCTCCTGGGCCTCAAAGACTTCTCCCCGGAGAGTCAGGACGCCATTGCAATTCAGCAGATCAAGGAGAGCGGGGCGTTGAACCTCGTGGACCAAGGGAAATTTAGTCTCGCCGTTTTAAGGTGCGCCCGTATCTGGGCGAGCTTCCCGGGGGCGGGGTATGGCCAGCACGAAAACAAGCTCGCGGATCTGCAGGACGCCTATCTTGAGGCAGGGGGGACGATAGCCAAGGCGTGAACTTTCTCGAATTGCCGGATTGGCTTAGAGATAAATGCCCGAAATGTGACAGGCCATACCTGTCCATGATTGATCTTCGATTCGGCGTGCTCATCAAATACGCCTGCGGATGCATGGTCATTTTCATAGACAGCATGGAGAGGACACCATGAAGAAAAACACGCTATCAATGGCAGAGTGGGCGATTTTTTTCTTGCTTGTCGGGATACTGTTTTGCGTTATTCCCACGCAGGGATGCACCCCTACGGGAGAGTGGACAAAGCACGACTCGGTTTACAATGACTGGGATCACGCATGGTTTAGCATCATCGGTTACAAGTGGCCGTATCCGCAGCAGATCAAGAAATCGGCTTTCAAAACGTGGTGGGGCGATCCCGTAAAGGTGATCGAATTAAAGAGGAAAAAGTGAACGATCTCAGCGCCTATAATGCCGCAAAAGACGGCATGAAAACGGGCGACCTCCTTCAATGGAGGTCCGACTCCCTTGTCGGCGCCCTGATCCGCTGGAGAACGAAATCAGGGGTCAATCATTCATCCCTGGTGCTGCGCCTGAGCGAATACGAGGGCCTGGAGCGGCGAAGATGGACAACAGAGGCATTGGAGCATGGGACGGTCCTGAATCTTCTCTCGCGCCGCCTGGAGACGTTTGGCGGGGAATGCTGGTGGTATCCGCTCCAGGATAGTTGGAACGAATACCGCGAGAAGGTCGGGGAGTGGGCTTTGAAGATGATCGGCGTTCCTTATGATTATGAATCCATTTTCAAGCAGATCGTCGGCAAGGTATCGGCGGACGCCCGGGCGCTCTTCTGTTCGGAATATTGCTACATGGCTTACGGACTAATCGGGAAAGCGCCCTCTCCCGGCGAAATGCCGGAACTGGGCATATTCAAGGAACCCGTGAAAATTTTATAGAAAGGTCGAGAGCATGAAGAACTGGAAAACGACAGCAGCAGGATGCGGCGTTGCAGCGGCTTATGCTCTGATTGCATATTTTCAGAGCGGGGGCCTCTCATTAAAGGATGGGTTGATCGCGGCAGGCTTTGCGGCCATCAGCGTCCTTGCGAAAGACTTTAACGTCACCGGTGGAACAAAATGAAGGTACAGCTTTACAGCGCCCCGGCCGTCGAGCCCCTGAGCCTTGCACAGGCAAAACTTCATTTGCTCTTGGACAGTGAGACCTTCGGCGGCAATATCACGCTCAATAATTGCTTCGCCGCCGGATCCCATGCCGTGGCGAACAATTATACGACCCACGTCGGGACCGGTGTCGCCGTCTCGGGAAAAGA